GTTGGTTGCCGCCGGTTTGAAGATCGGTGGCATCATTGCGGGGCTGGCAGAATTCGGTCGGGCTTTCGATCCACGAAAATCTCAAGGTGTGGGGATCGTCGTTGAGCTTGTGAAAGCTCTTGGCGTATTCTTCGAGGGTAAAACCGAGGAGAAGAAGTCCGCCCATCCTGGGTTGGGTGCGTCGTTTGCGCCTCCGTCTCATGTTAAGGAGCACACTGCCGAGTGTCATGCTCGTGCAAAGACCTTGAATGATGGTGAGTGCAGATGTGATGGTCCGATGGTGGAGGTTGAACGAGTTGTTGTCAAGTCCGATGAGCTTAGGCTTATCGATGATGGTGATGATGATGAGTATGCTTTCATGGCTCGGCTCTATCGTCTTGGTGACGGGGTCAAGAAACTCGTTTCTGAGAATGCGTTCAAAATCGGTTGGTTCCTGGTCGCTGTCTCTCTTGGTGTTGGCCTATATGTGTTCTTCCACGCTTCCCGTTTGTTGGACTCTCGTCTTCATGACGATGATGATGATGAAGAGGCGCGTGGTGGTAACCGTGGCAAGAACAAGAAGCGACGTGTGGCCCCGAATGGCAAACGTAGAAATGGACCGCGTGGAGTTCGCTCTAGCTTCATTTACTATGATGCCGCCGACCGTTTGGTGGATGGTGTGATCATGCACGACGGGAAGTCTGTTGACTTACCCGCTGACATGGCGCAGCTTAAGAAGGGTCGCTGGCAGTGGTCAGTGATTCAGGACAATGGCGATGTTGTTGACTTTGATATCTATGTGGAGAGCAATGTGTCTCTTCATGAGAAACTCCAAGAGTCCTTGTACGCAAAGGGAACGAATGCTGGTGTAAACGTCTCGGGAAATCGAGCGAGTGATGGCAAACGTGAACAATGTTCGTACTGTGGATCTTATGGACACAAGGTTGAAAACTGCCCTGCCTCTGGTGATGTTGTTTCCCTAGGATGTCACTTTCCTTGCAAAAAACAAAATTGCGAGGATTGTGATGTTAATGGTAACAAGTCCAGTGGCAAGAAGCCTGTTGTTGCCCCTACTGCTGCGGAGCGAAAGGCTCAATCCGAGAAGGACAAAGCCTTAGCTGCTCATGCCAAGAAGCCGCTTCCCGTCCCGCCCCCTAAGAAGGGTGAGGCGTTGGTGGCTGGTTCTCCTCAGTTCGATCAAAAGCCGGTGGCTCACTGCATGGGTGTTGCTTCCTCTAAAGGGAAGAATATCGCGCAGGTGCTATCGTGCTGGCTCGGGACCATCATTAACAAGCATGTTTATGATGATTGCGATGCTATTGCGTTCGGAGGAAAATCGACCCCTAAGGTGGGAATTAAGGTCCTTTATCGAAGTGAAGACTGTGGAAACGGTGACTTCATGGTGATAGACCATGTGGATGGGTCTCCTAAGATGGGCCAGAAGGTTGGGCTGCCAAAGTCCTACTTCTGTGTCCCGGAGGATTCCATGAAGCTTGGGTTTATCAACCAAGTCGGCAAGTTCTGCCCAGGCGTGTGCCTTAAGGCGAACGAGGTTGGCGCCACTGGCCTACAGATGCGGAATACCTGCAGCACCATGCCTGGTGATTGTGGGGGTCCGTATTTGTCTGTCGATGGTCAAGTCGTTGCTATCCATTTTAGCGCTGGGAAGAAGGGGAAGGACAACTTGGGGATGCCAATCACCGAGAAGTTCCTCGCTCTTCAGCGAAAAAACTGACTGAGCACATCGGGTCTCGTTTTTACGAGATTCCGGTGTGCAAGCCTAGCCGGCGGGTGATCGAAAACCTGCAGGTATTGGGCTATGTTCAGTATCGTCCCGTTGCTAAGTCGCATTTCGTCTCTGCTCCTTGGAGTGGGGATAGTCATGATGACGCGTATCTGCCTAGTGCTATGACCGAGGAAGCTTTAGCTAAATCTTGCGCGAAAGCATCGGATCCACTTAAACCTTATCCGCCTGAGAAATTGGCGTGGATGATGGCCTACGGGTTGCGAAAGCTATCCGGAATGTGGTTCGGTGAAAACGTGCGAGTTTACGAGGAAGCGTTGCGATTGTGCAACCTCGCGAAGAGTGCTGGATTCCCCTGGTATTACTGGACTTCTGACAAGTATGATTGCTTGATTCAGGATGCTGGGAAACTGGAGGATAAGGTGCGTGCCCTTTTGGCGGGTGAGGATGAGTGGCTTCCATTTACTCTCACCTTGAAGGATGAATTGAGAACTCGAGACAGGGTCGAACAGCAAAAGACGCGTGCGTTTAATGCTTCCGGCTTTGTTCATCTCCTGAGTTCCAAGATGCTTTTTGGAATTCAGAACGAGAAACTTATGGATAATCTAGGACAACATCCGATTACGATCGGTATAAGCGTTCCTGGTCAGCAGTTCGTCACGGCTGTTCTGTCGTTAGGTGCAGGTAAGACCTGCTATGACGCGGACGGTGATGGTTGTGATCAGAGGTTCAACCTTGGGGTTGCGCGTGTTATTCGAGATCTTCGTAAGGTTTTCTTGCCGGTGAACTACCATGCTGCTGTGGACAAATTGTACGATGACGTGTATGCGGGCAGTGCTATCGCGTGCGGTGTTGTACATCGAATGTTTCACAATAAGAGCGGGTGGGAGAACACCGGGATGGATAACTCTTTGTATTTTTGGCTAGTAATAGCTGAGGCTATAGAGAGCCTGACTGGGGAATCCTTTGACGAGGTCTGTAGGCTGTTAGTGAACGGCGACGATCTTGCCATTTCAATTGATGACTCGAAAGTTGGAATTCGTGAGTTGCAGGAGTATTTGGCGATGTATGGAGTGATGATTTCCTTCGACACCGCTGAGCCCCGTGCTGCCCGCGATATTAATTTCTTGTCCCACCATCTTCGTGAACGACATGTCCCAAAGCTTGGTGACGTGCTTGTAGCAGCTGGTAATAAGGCGAAGCTTATGGCTTCGGTCAATTGGGTGAAGGTGAACCCTGATTTCTCATTTGAGGAGTGTTGTGTTTTGCATTTGCTTGGGCTGCGGTTGTGTCTCTGGCCCTGGAAACTTGACTTTGCTGAGTTGGAGGATCGCTTAGATGCGTACTTAGCTCGGATTGAGGTAACTCCTCAAATAAGGTCGATGCTTCAGGCTCGGTTGAGCGATCGTCAGATCTGTGACTTACATTTTCGTGTGGAGGGAGAGGGTTATGATTTCCCTAACTCCCTTGTCAATGCCGTCCTAGGAAAATTCGACAGCGGCATAAGTCTGTATTCGTTTGTGAAAGCGAGTCAATACGAAAGTGAAGATGTCTCAGAAACCAACTCCTGCTCAGCGAAAGGCGCAGTCCCAGCGGGACAAGGCCTTAGCTGCTAAAGGTATGCAGAACTACACTAAGGCGGAGCGAGTGCTGGCGGCAAGACCGCTGCCGGCGCTACCCCCGCCTCGCATGATTCGAGTCATGCGAAAAAACAACTCGGATGGAGGGCGTGTGCCCTCCAATCTCATGCCGAAGGGTGTGGGAAACCGTGGACGTGAGTCTTTCTCAGGAGAGAATGTTACGTTCGATGAGTACATTCAGGATATCAATGGTTCTGTGGCTTTCGCGGCGACGAAATTCGCTGTGCAGCCCGGAATTGCTGGGACGTTTCCGAAAGGATCGCTCAAGTCGGCGTTGTATTCTGAGTGGAAAATGGTTGACTGCGAGTTTTACTTCAAGCCTGAAGTCTCGCAGTATGCTGCCCAAGGGCAGACCGGCAAAGTGATCCTTGCGATGGATTACAATGCCGGTAACCCGGCGCCCACGACGAAGCAGCAGGTGGAGATCATGCATGTGGCAGATGCGATGCCATTCGAAATCATCCGGCTTCGGCTGGATGCTTCGTGCGTGAACAAGTCCGATTCGAAGTATATTCGTACCGGTCCCATCCCTGTGGACGAGGATATTAAGACGTTTGATGGTGGCAACCTGTGGGTGTGCACTATCGGGCAGGGTGGGGCGGGATTTTGTGGCGAGCTGCATGCTCGCTATAATTTCCGCTGCACCAAGCCGACGCTCCTGAATCCTGCTCAAGGCGGCCTCATTTCTAACGTTACGGTTGCGCAATTTCAGTCGTCTGCTGCTGAGGCATCAGGCGCTTCGACAGTTGCGGCCAATCTTCTCGTGGCAACAGCGGTGACCAATGGAGTTGCAGTTGTTAATACTGCGGGTTCCTTTGTTCCGAAGGCTGGGAATTACTTGGTCGATGTGGATCTTTACCTGGCAAATGATACAGGGGATTCTGTTACGACTTTGGATATCCAGAAAAATGCAGTGACGCTATATGCGGCTGCTGGCACCCTTCCGATAAATGGTTCTCCCAATGCGGCGTCTGCTGGTGGTAAGTATCGCTCGGAGCTTCATGCTTCGCAGTTTGTCTCTTGTAGTGGGACCGATGCTATCACCTTTCCGGTTACCAACACTTATCCTGCCGGAACTCAGACGCAGTGGGGCTCCGTTCGGTTTACTGCTGTGTGAGGTTGAGAAAAAAGCGCTCGCCCCCGCTTATATAATAGGGGACTCTGTTTTATAATTTTCAGAAAAGGTTGGAGGAATTTCCGTGATGAGGTTGAGCACAATCTCTTCAACAATTAAATACACGTAAGTACATAGCGGAGCATTATCGAAAGGTAGCGCTCGCAGTTTGGCTGTTTGTTAACTCGGGAGAGTTTCGAGCCTGAGCGAATCGCAGTTACCCAGAGGGTATCCGGTTGCTACTGTGTATCAGCACGGGCAGGTGGCTCTGGCGGCCTCCGAAAGGAGGTCAGCCAAAAGAAAG